ATATTTCTTCTAATTGCCCATGCCGCTTCTTGAGGGATCCCTTTAATCTGAGCCCATCTTTTAATAGCTTGAATTGGAGGATATGTTCCTGGTCTTCTACCTCTATCTACCCATTTTAAGTAGTCATTTGCTACAAGGACTAAGTTAATCCCTATAGCAGTTTCTTGAAGTTTGTAATTGATTGAATTGATTAATGAACCTGATGCAACTTTGGGGTGTGGTCTATTGTTCTTCAATAGATCTACCATGACTTTCACATAGTCTTTTCCAAATTCATTGGCTAACTTCTTATCAATTATTTTATTTGCCATTCAATTACTTTTTCTTTCTACTTTTTAAATCTTTAATTTGATTTTGAAGATCTAAGATCATCTGTTGTTGTTGAGATAACATTTCTTCAACACTTGGTTTGGAATCTGTGTGAACCACTTGTCCATCTTTTTTAATTGTTATTGCCATAATTTGTTTTATTTTATAATTAATCCCGCTGCGGTACTTCTATATACAGGAGTTCCCATAGTTACACTTACTGTGTAAGGTCCTGTAGCTGTTATGAGTTGGGATGCAACTCCTTGGATTATGTTGTTACCTGCGGCTAAGTTATCTCTTGTTGCATTTGTGAATGTTACATCAGCACTTCCCGTATTTGTTCCTACTGCCATGACTAATTGTGCTCCTGAACCTGCTGTCATATTCAAGTTAAGTGATGACGCTGAAGTACTTGAACTTGTTGCTGTACTAATCGGGGTAGTAGATGATAAGTTATTAACTCTATAAACAGAGAAAATACATCTTTGTACTATTCTACTGAAACTAACTGTGATAGTTCCACCTATTCCTCCCGTTGTTGTCAATCCCCAAATACCTGCTAATGATCCACCACCACCTGCACCTGCTTGAGAAACAACTAATGTAGAAGCTCCTGTACCTTGGATTGTTACACCTGCACTAAATACTTCTGCATTAGCCCATGCTGATACTTCAACAACAATGAATCCTACTCCAAAGTTAATATTTTGAGAATAACTTGAAGCAGCAAAATCATTTATCGAAGATGTGATATATGTTCTTGACGGTGGTATACCACTTCTTGAAGGAGTTACTGTAGGTGTAGCGGTTCTTGTAGGAGTATTAGTTGGAGTTAAAGTATTTGTAGGGGTTACAGAAGGAGTTGATGTGTTTGTAGGAGTAATTGTATTAGTAGGGGTGATAGTGTTTGTAGGTGTATTTGTTGCTGTAATGGTAGGTGTAGGACTTACACAAATTTCAGGATAAACCAAATATGCTCCACTACTTGTTCTTCCTTGACGAGGATAAGATAAACCTCCTGATGTCACTGTAACATTGTTCAATGGATCATTTTCATTTAAAACAGGATCTACATTTCTCCATCTCTGAGCAAATGCTTGTTCAGCAAATGCAATGTAATTATTGGTTGCAGCTTCTCTATACACAACATAAGATACACCACCCAATGTACCCAAAATTATATCATCATTTGTGTCAACATAACCAATACCAAAATAACTATAAGTTCCATTATAAGTTGTAATTGAACTATCTGATTGAGTAATTGATTGTGGACATGCAGCATATGGTGTAATTGTAGGTGTTAAAGTTGGAGTTACAGTTGGTGTTACTGTTCTTGTAGGAGTAACTGTAGGCGTTGTTGTAGGAGTATTACTTGGAGTATTGGTAGGAGTTGCTTGTGGAGTTCTTGTAACTGTTGGTGTAATTGTATTTGTTGGAGTCTGAGTGATTGTAGGAGTTACGGTAGGGGTTTGTGTCATAGTTGGGGTTAAAGTTGGTGTAGGAGTAATCAATGGCCAAATTAAATCTGTACCTACATATACTCCTGTAACCTGAGAATTTCCAATCTTTAGGTTTTGAATACTACTTAAATTTGATATGATATTCCCCATTAAACTATAAAATAAATTGTATTACTGTTAGGGGTTAATAAGTTGTATTGTGCTTGTGATCCTGACCAAAGATAAACTATTGAATTAGGGCTTGCAGGATCTTGCGAAATTTGATTCAATGGGGATGTACCCGATGTACCTGAAGTTCCACTAGCACCTGTTTGACCGCTACTACCACTCGAACCTGAACTTCCACTTGTACCTGATGATCCGCTAATTCCACTACTTCCTGATGTTCCCGAACTACCACTAATACCTGAACTTCCACTGATTCCTGATGATCCACTTGTTCCTGAGCTACCTGAAGTACCATTTGATCCTCCACCACCTCCACCAGTAAATCCTGTTACAGAGAAGGTATGACCATTTAAAGATGAAATGGTAAGGGTACCGTTAATTAATGTACCTCCTGTATAAGCATATGTTTGAAATGTCGAACAATCTTCTAATGTTTCACAAGTAAGAAGGGTTGCATAAGTTGCTTGTTGAGGTTGAACCACAATTGTGGTTGGGGCTTCAGGAATAACACAGTTGACTTGTCTGATTTTTAAAACAAATCTTGCTACAATTCCTGTTGCTTTATCTGTGGTTTCATCAACAGCAGGATAAAAAGATATATCTTGAGAAATTAAAACACCATACTGATTCCAATTCTGTTGGATCTCTGTAACTAAATCCTGACAATATTGAATACAGTCGGATAAAATCTCTTGTGAGTTATCAGATGGAAAACCATTAACATCCAAGTAGTTTTCTTGAATGTTGATTTTATCCATGAACATAATTGAAAATGATATTTCAGGGATTGCAGATTTAACATTTGATGCTGTTGCAATATTTGAATCCTCATTCATTGTTACCCACATGTAGGGGAATGTCATTTGTTTGGATGTACCGATATCATATGGTTCACCAAATCCAAAGTCTTTAAGGAAATAGTGATTTTCTTGAAAGTTCTGAAACCAATTAACCAACTGATTTAAACTCACTATACTTGTGATTGCCATTATAAGCTATTTTTGTCTTTTATTTCTTCTTTATTTTTAAAGTAACCCAACCAATTCAAACAAGACACATAATTCATTTTATATACATCTTCATCAGTTTTGTTAAGTTCTTTCATCAGTTTATAAGTAAAATCCAACCATACATATCTATCATCCAATTTCTTTTTTTCCCCCAATCGTTTTGCAAATCGATCATTTTCCTTAGGGGGATTTATTTGGCTTCGGAAGAGACCACTGTATTGTTGAGTGATGAATCTCTTCCAGTTAAAAAAAAACCAAATATATGATTGATCTCATCAACTTTGATTGTTTTAAAAATCTCTCTTCTGTTCATGAATGAAGTATTGTATTTTTCAAGATTACCATTTGATTTCTTCTTTCTTAAAAAAACACATAAAAGATCACTCATTACTTTGATAATATCTCCGTTTGCTGATGAAATGATTGTCTCAAGAGAGATTATCTCACCTGCTGTGTATTTATTGAACTCTGTATAAAGAAAATACTCTTCACCATTGATTATTACTGATTCTGACTTCTTGTCTTCAATTGGTTCGTAAATGAACTTTAATTCTTTGACTAAATCCACATAACTTTCGTAGTCAATTTGTTCGATAATTTCTCTTTCAATTCCTGTCAATTGGTGAAGTACCTCAAATGAGAAAAACATCCCCGTATGAACATTCTTATCGATACTATAAAGTCTTTGGAATTGTTCTACAGTTACTTCTGACCAATTTGTTGGGAACTGATAAAGCTTAGTTTCATCATCAAGTTCAATGTTTATGTCAATCATTTTGTTTTTTTTTAATAAATATATTTATGTTCTTATCGTTTTCAACCGTTAAAAAAGTTAACTCTTGGAACTGAGATGTTTTCTTTTCTTGCCCCTAACTTGGACATGGCGATGTATCTTAAAGCATCACAGGCGTGGTTATGTGCATCAATGGGGGTTTTCTCATAACCTCCATCTCTATTCTTTTTCCACATGTACTTTGAAAATTCATCTAATAGGTTTCTTGATCTTCTTGTAACATACATGTGTTTTTGTTGAAGGATTTGAATACCATAGTTTACACTGTCTTTTCCTTTCTCAACAGCTTTGGTATTGTGTCCCATTCTTCTGAGTTCTTGAATGGACTTTGGTTCAGCTGAGTCACAGAATATCTCACCTTCTACCTTACCATCTTTTAACATCCTTGAAAGTTCTGAGTTTAAAAGTCCCGTCTGATAAACGATCTCATCAATAATGATATCTTCGTTCCACTTGTAGAGAGCAATGACAGCACAAGGATCATTTGAGTATCCAAAGTCAATCCCATGACCAAGTAGTCTTGCATCTTCGGGGATCTTATCTACTATTTCGAAGTCTGTGTAGATCGTACCTTCTATTTGACCAATCTCTCCATCAAGATATACCCTACACCAATTCTCCCAATAGGTTGAAGTCTTTGCTTTTTCTCTGTTTGATTCTAACATCGACACAACCTCATCAGGTAATCCCTCATTGTCGTTGTAATTTACAATAATAAAATCTGTATCAGGTTGACCAATTACTTCTGTATGGACCCAAAACTTTGAAGATGGGTTATAGTCAAGGTAGATATCTGCACTTGTACGAATTGCTAACTGTAGATATGACTCGTAATGGATTGCATTACACTCATTTATGTAAAGGATTTGTCTTCTACCCCCTCTTAGTTTTTCTTCACTGTCAGCTGAGAAGAATTCAATGTAAGATCCATTGGTAAATTCGTATCTAAGAAGGGTTTTGTTGTAGTTTGAAGGAATAAATCTACCTGTATCCTTCATGATCTTTAAAAAGTCCTTAACACAACCACGACGCAAATGGGGAATTGATTCTGAAACTACGGATACTTCAAGACCAGGTGTCTTTATACACTTGTCAATTAAAAGAATCAGGATGGATATCGTTTTTCCTGCAGATGACCCACCCTGTATGACTTTAATCCTGTTCTTTAGAGATCGTATCTTCTTTAGTGCTGTCGTTTGTCTGTAATTCATCTTTTACTACTGGTAGTATTTTCTTTGCTTCCTTCTCTGCCCATGTAATTATTTCTTCCTCAAAATCTATATTTCTTCCATGTAGGTCAAAACTGAGGTGGGTGAACTCGTGCATTAGAAGGGAAAATGTTTCAATATCATCTGTACAAGACGATAGGTTTATAAACACATAGTATTTGTTATTTGAACCAGGTATGAGATTACACCATCCATCCATAAATGTATCTTCATCTTCGTGGAAAATACAATTGTAGTAGTTTAGACCGTGTAAGGTTACAACTTCGTAAAATTCAAATATTTCACATGGATCATAACTCATCAATAAGTGATAATCATCGTATTCAATCTTCGTCATCGGGTAAAAGGGGTTGTTCTGAAATGGTGATCTCTGATTTTACAGGGGCATCAAAGCCACTCATTTTATTTATGATTTCAATTGCTTTCATTGCAGTTTGATCTCTTACCCCTTTGTTTCTATCTTTAATCTCTTGTAGGTCCCTTAATAGTTCTTCTTTAGTGATTTGTAGTCGTTCTGATGTCTTTTGTTGTTGTTCGTGAAGGTATTCTTCAATTTTAACATTTTTGAGCAATCTATCCCCACTCGGACCTGCTACTTTATCAGTTACTTTGTAGACAGATTTGTAAGCCTGAGTGGCATTCATACCATTAGCAAGGTACTCATCACAGAAAGCTTTATGTTTTGCTGAAAGACTCATGACTTATTTCTTTTCTTTCTTGAACATTTAGTACATCCAACTTTGTCTGCTTCCACGATATCAACATCTGGTTCAGGTAGTGGTGCCATTTCTAAAACAGATTCTTCCATAACTTCAGGAAGGTCTTCAATTACTTGAACTGTACTTAGATAGTTCATAATAATTCTTTGACCATGTTTCAATTGTTGTGAACATTTTAAACAAACTGAATATCTTGGATTGATAAACATTTGGATTGCAGCCTGAAGTTCTTCAGCATCTTCTTTCTGAAATCTTTGTCTTGTTGCTAAGTTGTGAAGTTTGTCATATAACGCTTTAGTAATCATTTGTTGTTGTTTTATTTAAATATAACAAACAAATCTGCGTTTTTAAAGATAAAGGGAGGGGGAGTTTGATACGACAACAAAATAGGAAATAAACTACAACCCCTCCCTGTGTATGCCAATACGATATAAATATATCTATAATGGCTTTTTGTTAAATACTAACTGATCAATTTTTTCAAAACGATCTTTTAAATCTTTTGAGTATCCATTCTCCACGAAATCATTTAATACTGTGGTTATCTGAACTATCTCTACTAGACTTAAACACTTGTCACAAGAGTTCATATACTCTACTACAAGTTTTAAATTTGATTGTGTTGCGATTTGTCTTTCTTTTGATTGTGCCATTGTTGTCGGTTTTAAACTGTTTCTAATTCTTGTTCTGATTCTTCGAGATCTTTGAAGTATTGTTTTGCCATGATCTCATAGGCTTGTTCCTCTGCTTCCTTTTGTTCCATGAATTCACACCACATTCTGTGTTCATGTTCTTGTTTTAGGCGAAGATAGAAGATATGATCTTCCATAAAGTTGTCGATAATACACATTTTGTTGTCGTTTTAAAGTTATACAACAAATATACGATTTTAGTTGGATTTGGTCAAATCCTCTATGATCTTTTCTAATAATTCTTCTTTAATTTTTCTGATCTCGTGGAAACTTAGACAGTGACTGATCTGTTGTTCTTTTCCAATCTGTCTATGTGTCTTCCCCTCTATAAAATATTGGGTCCATAAAACATCTTGGAAGTGGGTTTTCTTTATTTTAACATAGTTTCTATCTATGAGCTTATACTTCTCTTCTTTTTCTAATTTGATTTCAATGTCGGTCAAATCTTCTATGTCTATGTTGTCTATGAACATGTTGTCTTTTATTCTAACATTCTTGTGGAATGGACTGGTATTGGAGGCTACATTGTTTTTGGCTGCTCTTATGAAGTAATATAGAAAGTAATTCTGTTTGATTACCTCGTTAACTTTGTTCTCATTCTCTAAAAATGAAATTGCTAACTCCGATATCAATTCAGGTTTGAGGTGTAGGTTGGGGGTCAGTAGGTTATTTAAAATCTCATCGTAGATTGAACCTTTTGTTGCTATTTCCTCAAGGATTAGTCTGATATTCATCAAAAAAATATTTAATTTCTTTATAGAGATTTCTTATTTCTAAACCTAATTGATAATCATATTCAAAAACTATGGTATATAAAAATAATACATTTAACAAATCATCGGGTTTTCTTTCGATTTCCTCGAATAACTTATCATGAAGAAGTCTGACTT